CCTGCCGGCGTCCTCGCCCGCGGGCTAAAAACGCTTACGCGTTTTCTTTACGCCCGCGCCCTGCACAGAGTTCGATTCTCCGCGGTATCTATATGTAATAAAAAAGCAGGTAGAGACACTTCTCTACCTGCCTGTAACTATTGGTGGAGCTGGCGTTCATTCGGTCGAACACCTCGCCACCTGGACCTATAGCGCCAGGCAGCGACGGATTATCGCCCAAGCCGGCAGAATCGTCAAACGTGAACGCCACGCGCAGGCCGTCGTCATCGTCGGGGCCGCCCAGCACCACGCGCGCCACGAACGTGCGCAGGAGCTGCGCGTCGTCCACCTCGGCGGCGGCCATTCCCTCAAGCCAGAACAGCGCGCGGTCGTAGTCAAGGCGGGCGGCCTCAAGGACCTCGGCCGTGCGCAGCTCGTCCTTGAGGAGCGCCTGCCGCTGCTTCAGCGCGTCTATGCGCTCCTTGCCGCCCGGCGGCGCGATGCCCGACTCGATGGCCGCCCATATGTTGGAGAACGCCGTCTCGATCTTGGCCAGCTCGCCCTTTATGGTCTCGCTCAAGGGCTTCTCGTCGGCGCGCTCCTCCTCGGCGTCGGCCAGCATGCGAGCGATGCGCTCACGGCTGTCGGCGCTGCCCAGGGCCTCGCGCACGGCGTCGGCCACGCGCCTCTCCACGGCATCGCGGCGCACGGTGCGCCCGCAGCTGCGGCAGCGGTAGTAGTGATAGGGCCTGCCCGACTTGCCCGTGCCGCTGGTGCCGGTCATCAGCCCGCCGTCGCGCCCGTCGTAGAGCTTGCCCGTGAGCGGGAAGTCCCACGCTTCGGTCTTGGCGCGGGGCCTGTGCGAGTCCTCAAGCATCCGTATCACCCTCTCCTCGTCATCCATGGGAACGATGGCTGGCATGCCGCCGGGCACGACCACGCCCGCGTAGCGGTACTCCCCGCCGTTCTCCCGCCGCATCAGTATGCGGCGCACCGTCTGGAAGCGCCACTTGCCGCCGCGCTTGGTGCGGTACGGCTCCCAGGCGCGCACCACGTCGGCTACCGACTTGCCCGACAAGACCATGCGCACGCCCAGGCGGATGGCGGCGGCCTCCTCCTCGTTGACCACGTAGCGCCCGTCCACTATGTCCCAGCCGTAGCGCACGCAGCCGTTGGCCATGCACCGCTCGGCGTTCTTCTGTATGCCGTCGCGTATGCGCTCGCCGTCGAGCGCGCTCTCGTACTCCGCCAGCACCTCCAGCACGCCCGCCGAGCCGTCCGAAATGTCCTCGCCCGCGTACAGTATCTCGACGCGGCAGCGGCGCAGCATGATGCGCGCCATGGCCATCTCGTCGCGGTTGCGCATGATTCGGGTAACTTTATATATGACCACGAAATCGAACAGCCCTCGCTTGGCGTCGGCCATCATGCGCTGGAACTCGGCGCGGTCGGTGTTGGTGCCCGTCTGCGCGAAGTCGCAGTACGTGGCCACCACGCGCAGGTCGTTCTCGGCGCAGTAGGCGCGGGACTTCTCCACCTGTATCTCTATGGACTCGCCGCGCTGGTTGTGGCTCGAGAAGCGGGCGTATATCGCCGCGCGCCCGCCCACGGCTACTCCATCTCGTCGGCGGCCTGGAACCACACCACCGTGCCGATCACGCGCACGGGTCCGTCGTCCATGCCGAAAATCATGTCCTCGTAGTCCTCGAAGCTATCCGCCGACAGCATCAGCTTGGTGCTGCCCTTGTACCAGCGGCGCATGACCGCGCGGTAGTCCTCCGTCTCCACCACGGCTATGGACCCGTTGGCGGGCTGGCGGTCGGGGTCGACCAGCACGTGGCTGCCCTCGGGTATGACGCGGTTCATGCAGTCGCCCTCGACCTCCAGGGCGAACGCGCGCGGATGCCCGGCGCACACCGAGGCGGGCACCTCAACGCGGTGCGCTATCTCCTCCTCGTCGGCGAGCGCGCCGGCGTGCACGCGCCCGAGCGTGAGCAGCGGCACGGTTGCGCTGCTGGCCACCACGGGCATGGCACCGGCGGGCATATAGGAGCTGCCCTTGGGCTTTTTGGTCACGGGGTCAATCTGATCCATTCCGCCGTCTTCTATAAGGTGTGACTTACTAATCTGATAGCAGGCCGCCATGCGCTCAATAGCTCCCATACGGGGTTCGGAGCGGCCATTTTCCCACTGCGAAACGGCGTTACCTGTCACACCCGCAATCTCACCCAGTTCATCCTGGGTAACGTCGAAAATCTGCCGTAACTTCTTTATGTTGTCGGATATCGGCATCTTAACTCCTTCCAGGACTTAAATTTATTTTCAATTTTACCAAAATTAATCTTGACCGTGTTCTGAAGATTAATTACAGTTATGGACAGAAAGGAGGGAGTATGAAGTCACTCAAGCAGGCGCGCATGAGCAAGGGCGTAACCAAGAAGGCAATGGCTGAACATCTGGGCATTTCAGGACCTACATACGATGTTTATGAAGACCACCCCGACCGCATGCGCATCGAGACGGCTAAAAAGGCCGCCGACTTCTTGGGCTACAAACCCGAAGAAATTTTTTTCGCTTCAAACTGTAATTAGATTTACCTATCAGAAAAGGAGACACACCATGACCACCAAGAGCCACCAGCCCGAGTTCGTCGCCGAGATCATCGGCAAAACGCTCGACCACCTCATCGACGACCGCAAGCGCGTGGCCGTCGACTTCGAGCTGGCCGAGAACGGCTGCATGGAGGAGACGCACGTCAGCCTCAAGCGCCGCATCGCGGCCATGTGGGGCTTCCAGACGAGCGGCATCGAGCTTCTGGAGGCGAGCACGACCTGGTTCGAGCTCGGCGGCATGCAGTTCAACGTCTACAGCTCCGTGCAGTTCAGCGTGAACGGCAAGGGCTGGAGCACCGACTTCAAGACCATCGCGCGCGACACCGCGTACGACGAGAAGGAGTAGGCCATGCTGAACGAGGTGACCGTACGGGGGGGGGTTTACCGCCCTCAACGTGAAGAGCGGCAAGTGCGTGCTGCAGTTTGAGCTGGACCCGAAGTTCCGCGACTCCATCCCCAAGCTGGTGGAGTTCACGGGGCAGATGCTCAACATCCACGTGTACGACGACCAGGAGGTGATGTTCGTGGATAGGGACACCGGTGAGGTCGCCTACGAGGACGCCCCGCTGCTTCTGCCGGGCGTCGCGGGCGAATGACCCCGATACAGCGCGCCATGTGCGACGAGTGCGCCGCCATGATGCGCGAGTTCTACAAGGACCCAGAGAACGAGAGGAAGTTCCAGGAATGGAAAAGATCAAGGGAAAGAGGGTGCGCGTCGCAGCCGGCAAGCGAAAGACGCGCACCGCAACGGTTCACTTCCGAACCGAGACCAGTGTAACACCCGAGCAGCGCCGCGAGAGGCTGCAGGCCGTTTTCGCCGCCCTGTTCGTCTGCGCGTGCATCGCCGCCACATGGGCGCTGGAGGCAACAGTATGGCCGAGGTAGACGCCAAGGCCCAGGCCCTCGTGGCCAAGGCGTGCGGCTGGGTTGCCTCGAACCCCGATACGTGGGCGAAGCTGCGCCGCATCTGCTACCGCCTGATGCTGGAGGGCCACGTCATCCAGCGCGACAACGTGTACACCCTGGCGTGCCAGAACGGCATGACCGTGAGCGAGGCCAGCGAGTTCAAGCGCGACCACAACCTGTGGAGCGTGCTGTCCCGCTACATGGTGCTGCAGCGCCCCTCCATGCTGGCCGCCGTGAGCTTCCGCCGCACGCCGGTGGACTCCGTGGACCTGGTGGGCACGTGGGAGGCCATCGTGGGCCCAGCCGTTTTCGCCGCCTCCACGCTAACCGAGGCGCAGGGCATCTACGACAGGGGCGCGCAATGAGGTGCACCGTCACGGCCGAGGGCCGAATGCCGAGCCTGAACGACTACATCAGCGCCGAGCGCGCCAACCGCTACAAGGCGGCGGCCATGAAGAAGCGCGAGACGGCGCGCGTGAGGGCGGCGGCCATGCAGCAGCGCGCGCCGCGCTTCGAGCGCCGGGTGACCGTGCGCACCACGTTCTACGAGCCCGACATGCGCCGCGACGCCGACAACGTGGGATTCGCGCGCAAGTTCGTGCTCGACGGCCTGGTGGCGGCGGGCGTAATCAAGGACGACTCCCGCAAGTACGTGGAGCAGTGCCCCGACAGGGTGCTCACCGACAGGGCGCGCCCCCGCGTGGTCGTGGAGGTGAGCGACGAGTGACCCGCCGAGACAAGGGCAGGCCACACAGGGCGTGGCGCAAGGCCGACCTCGACCGCATAGCCGAGCTGGCGGGAAAGGTGCCCGCCCGCGAGATTCGCCGCGAGCTGCGGCTGTCCAAGAACCAGTTGGATAACGCGCGGCGCGTGATCAACGCCAGCGGCGGCCACGTGTCCCTGCGCTGCTACCGCCACCGCCTGGAGCTGTGCCCGTCGTGCGGGTGCCGCAGGGCGACCCTCGGCAAGGACGGCATCTGCGAACCGTGCAGACGCCAGCAGCAGCTTGAGGCCATAGAGGCCCGCATAGCCGAGCTGCTGCCGAGGCTGACCGCAGAGGAACGCCGCACCTACGAGCGCACCGAGTGCGGCCGAGAGAGCCGCGCCGACCCCATGCCGCAGGCCCCGGACACCTCGGGCATGAGCCGCTACGCCGCCGACAAGGCGGCAGAGGCGCACGACGAGGCCATGGAGCGGTGGCTGTGCCGTTACCTGTACCGCAGGGTCAAGGCGGCGCAGAAGCGCAAGGAGCGCATAGATAAAAAAGTTCCGAAATCCTGAAAAGTTTTTATCACTTTTAGTTTTCCCAGTTAGGAGACCCAAATGCTCACGGAAATCATCAGCAAGACCGTCGCGGACAAGACGGTGGACAGCATCCTGAAGCGCATCGAGCGCGCCGTCCCCGTGCCCGAGCCGGGCGACGGCGGCTTCGACGCCGCCATGCGCCAGGCGTTCAACATGGGGGCCGCCTGCATGGCCACGCAAATCAAGAACGGCCCCGTGCCCACCAAGCGCATCGCGCTCATGGGCGAGGTGGCCCGCGTGGCGTGCCGCGCCCGCCTGGTGGGCATGGAGTGCCGCGTGGTCGTAGACGAGGAGGCCCGCGCATGCAATCGCTAGAGGAGGTCGCGATCTGCGACGTGTACCCCTACGAGCGCGCCGACGGCGAGCCGATGAACCCGCGCGACTTCACCACCAGGGAGAGCGCCGAGCACATCGCGGGCCTGGCCGCGCAGTTCAAGGCCAACCGCCTCAACCCCGGCCAGCCCGTCATGAAGCCCATCCTGTACAAGGAGGGCGGCATCTACTGGATCATCGACGGCGAGTGCCGCGTGCGCGCCATGAGGGCCATCGGCACCGAGCGTTTCCTCGCCGAGGTCTACGACGACCTGGACGACGCCGAGCTGGCGCGCGTGGAGGCCGCCAAGGCCATGGTGGAGACCGACGCCAAGCTGGGGCTGACCGCCGAGGAGAAGTCGCGCGGCGTGCAGACCATGCTGGCGCTCGACATTCCCGACGAGGAGGTGGCCGTGGCCGCCCGCACCGACGCGGGCACCGTGGCCAAGGCGCGCCGCGCCGCCCGCAGGGTGCAGGACGCCGCCTACGACATGACGCTCGACCGCCTGGCCGCCATCGCCGAGTTCGAGGGCGACGACGAGGCCGTGGCCGAGCTGCGCGACTGCAAGCAGTCCGAATGGCAGCGCGTGTACGCGAGCCTGAAGGCCGAGGCCGAGCAGAGGCGCAACCGCGCCGAGGTGGTGGCGGTGCTTGCCGACGCGGGCGTCGAGTTCGTCGACGAATGCCCCGAGGGCTTCGCCGCATGCCGCACGTTTTCCGACTACCGCCCCGACCTGGCGGCGCTGGACGCCTACGTGGCCGACAACGCGGGCGCGGGGCTTCTGGCCGAGGAGACGCCGTTCGGCGTGACCCTGCTGGCGCCGGTGGCCGAGGGGGCCGACGAGGCCGCACAGGCCGCAGCCCAGCGCAAGGCCGACTTCCAGGCCGCCTACGAGGACGGCGCGAAGGCCCGCCGCGAGTGGCTTGCCGCCCACGCGGGCGACCTCAAGTCGATGCGCCGCACGGCTCTGGCGCTGACCGCGTTCGCCATGGAGTCCGAGGCCGTGGAATCGTTCGAGGAGCTGCTGGGCCGACCCATCGACCGCACGCCCACCGAGCTGGCCGTGGCCATGGGCTGGCGGGCAGCGTGGAACATGAGCGGCTGGACGGCCTGGAGCCTCATGGAAGGCGGCGGCTCCGTGTACTTCAACCGAGCGACGGTCGAGAACGTGACCATCATCTACGAGGCCATGAAGGCCGACGGCTACGAGCCGAACGCGACCGAGACGGAAACCTACGAGGCGTGCATGGCGCGCCTGGGAAGCGAGGAGTAAATGAGCGAAGCAGTTGAGGCCGAGATCATCGAGCCCGAGGAGGCGTCAGAGCTGACCGTGGCGTACTCCCCCGCCGTGATCGAGGCCAACTTCGACGCCCTGGAGGCGCACGTGCGCAGGCTGGTGGCCGACTACGAGGGCGCGACCTACGACATGGGCAAGGACGAGAACGTGAAGGCCGCCAAGCGCGACCGCGCCTACCTCAACGGCATCGCCAAGGAGATAGACGAGCGCCGCAAGGCCGTGAGCCGCGAGTACACGAAGCCCCTGGCCGCGTTCGAGGACAGGTGCAAGGCCGTGGCGGGCATCGCGAAGCAGGCAGCCGACGGCATCAAGGCGCAGCTGGACGAGGCCGAGGAGGAGCGCCAGCTGCGCGCGTACGCCAAGCTGCGGGAGCACTACGAGGAGTTCGCCGGGCTGCTGGCCCCCGTCGTGCCCTATGAGCGTTTCCACGAGAAGCAGTGGACCAACAAGACCTTCGGCGAGGTGAAGGCATTCAAGGCCCTGGAGGCCAAGGTAGAGCGCCTGGCCCAGGACTGGGAAACCCTCAAGGCGCAGTTCCAGGGCGAGCCGTTCTACGACGAGGCCGAGCGCGAGCTGTTCGCCACCCTGGACCTGGGCGCGGCCATAACGGCGGCGCACAAGGCCGAGGAGGAGCGCCGGCGCATCGCCGAGCTGAAGGCGGCCATGGAGCCGGAACCCGTGGAAGAGCCCGAACCCGAACCCGAAGCGGTGCCCGAGCCCGCGGAATGCCAGCCCGCAGAGTTCCCGCAGCCGCTTGAGCAGATGCCCGAGCCGCAGCCCGCGCCCATGCCCGCCCCGGTGCCGCCAGCGCCGCCCGCGCCGGCACCCGTGGCCATGGCGGGCGACCCGTGGACGG